AAAGAGTTTATTGAACATGCAATGGAGATAATTCCTAAAGGTCGTAGAGTATTTATGTTTTTAAAAGTACAGTTTCTTGAAGGTAAGGCTCGTAGAAAATTATTTGAAAAATATCCGCCTAAATGTGTCTATGTATCAAGCAGCCGAATTCTTTGTGCAAAGAACGCAATGTTTGATGAGATGAAAGCTGGCGGTGGTAGTGCGGTGGCTTATGCGTGGTTTGAGTTTGAGAAAGGATATAAAGGAAAGAGTGAATTGAAATGGATAAATTAAGGGAGAAATTATATAAAGAAATGGAGAGTTGGGTTAGTGATTTGGTCGCTAACTCCGACTTGCCAAAACGTGAATTATTATCAGCTTATGCATATGAATATTGCATTAAGGACGAGATCATTGATTTTTTCGTTGGCTGTAATGATGAAGAATGGAATGATTATTATAATGACCTACTTCAAAAAGACAACACATTGGAATATCTATACGGAGAATATATGGAATGTGACACAGCTAATATACAAGATGTCATTATTGATTTTATGTATTTTGATAAGGGATATTATGAATTTGTAACATAAAAATAGAAGGAGAATATTAATATGGATAATTTAATATCATCAGATATTTTGTGGTCAGCACAAGAAGCAAAGCGGATGACGAAAGAAAGTATTAAAAATTTCAATAGTCAACAACTATCGGATATTTCACAAAAGATTACAAATGCAATTACTGATGGGGATTTTGCTATTGAATATAAAGACGATTTAGATGGTAAAACATACAAAAAATTAAAAGAACTTGGTTATAAAATCGACTTGATATCGTTAGTTCCTAAAATCTGTAGTATCAGTTGGTTGTAAAACAAATGAAAGTTCGGTTTCAAAGCTATAAAAGAGGAGGAATTCAACAAATAATGAATTACGATTTTGAGGGAAAAGAAAATGCAATTACGGCAGAGCACTTAAAGAACGGTGAAATTTGTAAAGTTGTTGGATATGGACAATCTATGACTCCCATTCTTAAATCTGGTCAGCCTGTAATTTGTAGACCAGTAACAAAAGATACACCACTAAAGAAAAATGATATTGTATTATGTAAGGTCAAGGGCAATTATTATTTACATAAAATCTCTGCTATCAAAAATGGTGTTAGTTATCAAATATCTAACAACCATGGACATGTGAATGGAACAATTAATAAAAACAATATCTTTGGAATTGTGGTAGAAATATTATGACAGAAGGAGAACATCTAAATATGAAAAAAGTTTATGTGGTTATGGGACTTCATCCGAGCCATGCAATGAATGAAATAAAAGCCGTATTCAAGGAGAAGAAGAAAGCTGAAGAATATTGTTTTCGTCATATTAATTGTAGCATTAAAGAATATAGTTACAGTGATGATAAAACTTATACACCGCTTGAGAGAGTGATTATAGAAGGCGAAATCAATGCACAATCACTTCCTAATTGTACATTTGAGCATCTGACAAAAGAAGATGCCGGTTATAAAGGCGAGGAATTTGTATGTGTTTTTCATAAATGGGGAGACTCTTGCTTTAAATTTCAAATAAACAAAATACTTCCTGATAATTATAATGAAGAAATAGAAAAAATAAAATATGCGCAAATATTACAAGATGTTATAAATACTAGTAAGATAGAACTAAAAGGAATTCCGTTAGATGGGTTTGGGCAAATGATTAGAAGCTCTGATTTAATTGTGTCCAAATTGGAGAAGATCATGGCTGAAAAGTTTAATGTGAAAATTGAAGATTAAATAATGCAAAACGAAACTTTCGTTTCAAAGAAAGGAGAATATATTATATGAAATATTCAGTAGAAATAGGCTTTAATGGAATAATTACACAGTCTTTAGAGGGGGTAGGTTTCCCCAATCAAATAATAAGTATCTCAACAGAATATCCAGGCACAAAGATAGGATGTGGCTTGTCTAATAATATAAAGCAAATTGTCAAAGATTTTAACGCACAACATTCTGGTAGCATAGGTAATCAAAATATTTACAAGATTCTAAGAGAAACAATTAATGAGTGGCTATTGAAATTAGAAACGGAAGTAATGATAGAAGATGTAGAAAATACAAACGAAGAAAAGAGCAGATAAAAAGATGGAGGCGGAAGAATGGGAATTTTAGATGTATTGGCAATAATGTTTATTGTCCTGAAAATACTTGGGTTAATACAGTGGTCATGGTTATGGGTACTTAGTCCAATTTGGATAATAGGCATTTTGGCTATTATACATAGCATTTTTAAAGATATATAAATAAGGAGAATACATAAAATGAAATTTGAAAATACAGAGGTTTACGGCTTTAAACGTGCGCTTAAAGGTATGAGAAACCCTCTTGAATCATGGCATAAAAACGATACGGTTGAGGAGAACGGAAAAGTCGTAATCGGCGAAAACGATTTGAATCTTGCACAAAGACTTATAAAAGCAGGCAGTGAGCATCGTAAATTTATGCGGCAGATTTTTGTATCGGTTGATATAACGGCTCCGCTCTATTGGTAGATTCTTTCTGCCAATGAAACACTTTTCCTAGTTATCGCTAGGGGTCGCTTATGCGGCTAACGGGGAACCACCCATTGGAATCCCGTGGGAAACATTTTAAACACACATATATATAACTTGTAAACTAAGGATTTATTATTTTAAGGAGGTAGATATTATGACATTCGATAGAATTATTGAATTACTAAAATCTGATGATTATAGAAGTAGAGCGATTGGAGAATATTATTTCGTTAAGGATAAGTATAATAAACTCCATTCGGCGATTATAAAAAGAGAGGCTGGTAAGCTTGATTTTGAACCGGATTGTCCTATGGAGCAGTGGAAATCACAAGCAAGCGCTATGGGTCGATATTTGTACCAGCTTGAAATTAAAGCTGAGATCGAAGGCTATAGTTTAGATCTGAATTAAAGTTTTACGTTTATAAAATGTGTGTTTGAAATGAACCTGTAGAGGCTATCCCCTATGCCTTCTGGGCGGGGGAGTAGGGCTACTATTGATACGTAGCTGGGTTTTAGGAAACGAAACCCATGAAAACCGAAATGGTGTCCTATTGTTTATATTATTGTGTGTGAAAATTATGGTGGATTTATATTTTATAGAAAGGACGTGATATAGAATGTATGAACTATATTTAGCCCATCATGGAGTAAAGGGTCAGAAGGGGGGGTGTTAGACGTTACCAGAATAAGGACGGAAGTTTGACTAACATGGGTAAAAATCGAAAAACAATGAACGATGTAAACGATATTGTTAGTACCATGAATAATAAAGATAAAAAACTGCTAGGTCTTCATAGAAAGGAATATCAAACTATCGAAGAAAGCCAACAAATAGTTAAGAGATTTATTAAAAAAGTAGACAACATTCCAGTTTCATTTTTTGATTTAACTGGAGATTCTACTGGCGTGGCCGTCACAATAGGAACTCGATCAGGTGATGATTATAGAAACAAAGGTTATGCTAAAGCTGTCGCTAAACGAGGTAAAAAATGGTTGGACAAACATTATGATGAGTTTGATCAAATTGTTTGGTGGGCAAGAAAAGAAAACATTGGATCTATAAAAACCGCCAAGGATATAGGATTTGAATTGGATGAATCTTCGGTTCTTCCAGATAATCCATGGATAAAATATCAATATAAAAAAATAAACACACAAAAACAATAGTAAAAGATAGTCCATTAATGGGAAAGAATTTGATACATATAAAGTAGGAACAACTGCAAACAGCACATCGACAATGCACAAACTTGCAACAACACCTATCACGGACGAATGTTTTGAAATGGACGACTATGATGCTGTAATTATGTTAGATGAAGGTATTATTGAAACGGAAACTCTTTGGAATAACATAATATTTACACTTGAGGGAATGAGACAGGTGTATCTCAGAACAAAAGATAAAAGAGTATGGAAAGAAATGATTAGGCTATTGCCGTCAAGTTGGCAGCAGACAAGAACCGTTACAATGACATACGAAAATCTTTTGGCGATGTGTTCAAAAGGTCAGAGAAGATTTCACAAATTGACAGAATGGTCAAAGTCATTCATCGGTTGGGCAAGAACACTTCCGTATGCACAGGAATTGATATTTCCTGATGAGAGGGAGAATATATAAATGTACGTTGTATTCTATGGTTGTGGAAGCTATAAAATCTTCCACACCAAAGAGAAGGCTTTAATTTTTTGCGAAAATTTAGGGATAACATGGATAGATAAGGTGGGTTAAATGAATAAAATAACACGAATGAAAGAATTAATTGCTGAATTAAATAATGCGGCAAATGCTTATTATAATACGGAAAAGCCGATAATGAGCGATGCGGAATTTGATTCAAAACTTGAAGATTTACGTTCATTGGAAGAAGAAACAAATATAACAATGGCAAATAGCCCAACACAAAAAGTTGGAACGGAAGTATTGGATAGTATCGCTAAAGTAGTGCATAAGACACCAATGCTATCACTTAATAAATGCCACTCAGTCGAAGAAATTGAGAAGTTTGCAAATTATCGTCCTCTTGTTGCTTCTATAAAATTAGACGGTTTGTCGTGTAGATTGATTTATGAGAATGGTGACTTGGTAAGAGCTGAGTCAAGGGGCAATGGTATAGAAGGTAATGATATTACTCAGGCAGTAAAACAATTTCAAAATGTTCCGTTACATATTAATAAGGAAGGAACTTATGTTATTGATGGTGAGGCATTGATAACACTTGATGATTTCGCCAAGATAAATAAAGACGGACAATTTAAAAATAGTCGTAATCTTTCTGCCGGTACATTATCAAGTCTTGATACGTCAGTTGTAAAAGATAGACGATTGAGTTGGTTTGCGTGGGAAGTTATCGAAAATGATAGTGCCGATGAAACGAACCTTTCATTCTATAATCAACTCGCAGAAGCAAGTGAATTAGGGTTTGATGTAGTTCCATTTTTTGATGTTGTTTCGTTTGACAATGTACATATGGACTATCAGGTAGTAATAGATAAAATGTTGGACATTGCTGAACAAGAATGTCTTCCGCAAGACGGAGTTGTTTTTAAATTTGATGATGTGCAATATGGTAAATCTCTTGGCAACACAAGCCACCATTTTAGGAATGGTATTGCCTTTAAGGTTAAGAATGATTCAGTAGAAACAACATTGAAGAATATTGAATATACAATCGGCAAAACAGGAGTATTAACTCCAACGGCAGTATTTGAGCCAGTAGAAATTGAGGGTACTACAGTTGAAAGAGCAACTCTACATAATATATCAATAATGAAAGAATTGTTGGGAAATCCTTGGGTTGGTCAGAAAATCGGAGTGTTTAAAGCAAATCTCATCATTCCTGCTATTCGTTGGGGCGAAATAGATAACCATACTACAGAAAGACAATACATATCAATTCCAACAAATTGTCCTATATGTCATCAACCGACAATAATCAAGAAGGATAACGATTCAGAAGTTTTAATTTGTACAAATGAAGATTGTGAGGGCAAGTTACTTAAAAGATTATCTCATGCAGTTTCTAAAAATGCTCTTAATATTGAAAATTTATCAGAAGCATCTCTGAAAAGATTTATTCAACTTGGATATGTAAAGTCCATCAAAGATATTTATCATCTTGAAGATTTTAAAGAACAAATTCAATCTCTTGAAGGCTTTGGTCAAAAATCTGTCGAAAAGCTATTATCAGCAATTCAGAAAAGTAGAAATACGACATTGGCTCAATTTCTGTATTCATTAAGCATTCCGTTGTTGGGGAAAAGTGCAAGCAAAGATATTTCAAAAGTATGTAAAAATGATTTTACTATATTTGTGAATGTATTGTCAAACAAGGAGAGAAAAGCATTTACACATATTGATGGTATTGGGATTGAGTTAGCTATGTCTATGACTGACTATTGGAACAAATACAATTTAGATATTTTAGATTTAGCAAATGAGTTCATTTTTGAAAAAGAAAAAGAGAATAGTACAGTAGATACACTTCAAGGTAAAAGTTTTTGTATTACCGGAAAGTTAATCAGTTACTCTAATCGTGCCGAATTAGTTAAAGAGATTGAAAGTCATGGTGGTAAAGTTGTAAGTTCTGTTACAAAAAAGACAGATTATTTAATCAACAATGATACCGAAAGTGTGTCATCAAAAAATAAAACAGCTAAGAGTTTGGGTATTCCAGTTATTAGCGAAGTCAAATTCAAACAAATGATAGAAGGAGAAAAATAATATGATTCATATTCAGAAAAGTAATGAGGGAATAGATATTCCAAAGAAAGATTTTGCCAGTATTAATATCTCTACTAATCTTTACTTTAACGGTAGAGAAATAAAGAGATACGTCAACAAAGTTTATATGAAGATTAAACCGTCCGATAATGTATTGTGCGAAGATGAACGCATTAACAGAGAAGATTGTATGTATAAACTTGAAGAACTTAAAGACATTATATCAATTACTATTGACGGTGAAACTTATAAAGTACCATGGAAAGACAGTAAAAAGGAATACAACGTAAATGTATGGGAGGATACAAAGAAAAATGGTGATGAGGTTGAAATAACAATCTTTAAACCAATGGAGAAAAATAGAAAATGATTTATTCAAACAATGATCCAATGGCAATTTCAGCTATGGAGATTGCAAGAACGGGTAACTATGGAGAATATGATTATGATGATTCTCCGATAATTTGTCCAATTTGTAACGAAGAGGCAGAAGTATTATATAAGAACATATTCAATAATGAGATTGTTGGATGTAATGAATGTATAAAAGAAACTTATGAAAACGAATGAGAAAGGAATTTAAACAATGAGAAATTTAAGAAAAGTAATATGTGGAGTAATGGCAGTTGTATCAATGGCAACAGGAATGATGAGCGTAAGTGCAGACGAAACAAAGTGGGAAACACATTATGTTTCTGCTCAAAGCGGTTTGAACTGTCGAATCAAGCCAAGCACAGAAGATAGTGAAATAATCAAGATATTCCCGAAAGGAACTGAACTTCAAGTTATAGGTGTTGATGAAACAGGTAAGTGGTATGAAGTTTGGGACGGCGAAACTCAAGGATATTGCTATGGTACATATTTTGTTGATAATAAAGAAGATTTGGATAAACAAGAAGTTGCAACTGATTCAAATGGTAAAACAAAAGGCAAATATCTTGGTAGATTTAAAATTACACATTATTGCCCATGTTATACGTGTAATGGCTCAAATAGTGGCCGTACTGCTTGGGCAGGACAAATTATTCCTGGTCAAACTATTGCGGTTGACCCATCTGTAATCGGAAAACTACAATGGGTGTACATAGATGGTTATGGTTATAGACGAGCCGAAGATTGTGGAGCTTTTGGAGGCAATCATATTGACGTAGCAGTACCAACTCATTCAATGGCATTAGACATGGGTGTTGTGTACAAAGATGTTTATCTTGCAGAATAAGAAAGGAGAATTTTAATAATTGGCAACTAAGGCACGATTAAGAGAACTTGCACACGCCGATTTGGAACGTGAATGTAGGGCATATAAAAGTAGAAGTGGGGAAGTCGTCATTCGACAGGCTTCTCCTGAAGAATTGAAAAAATACAGAGCAATAGCAAATATAACACGGAAAAGAAAGGAATTAAAATTACTATGATAGAAACGATTGTTTTAATAGATACAATGGAAAAAATTAAGAAGTTCAATGTAGCATGCCAACATCATATAGGTGATGTTACGGTTTGTAGTGGTAGAAATATTGCGGACGGCAAAGAATTATATAAGTATAGAATTGATGGTAAGTCAATACTTGGTTTGTATAGTCTTGATTTGTCTACTCCGGTTAAAGTTGAGATAGAAGGTGATATAGATGAAGAACTAAAATCAGTTATTAACGAAATGATAGCTTAATTTAAGGAGAAGTGCATATGACAAAAAACTTGTATTGTGTAGTTGGCGAAAGTGGAAGTGGCAAAGATACAATTGTAAATTATATGTGTAATAGGTATGGTTATACAAAAGTTATATCTAATACCACTCGTCCAATGAGAACAAATGATGAAAATGATAAGTTTAATCATATATTCTCGAATGTTGAACAATATCTAAAAGATAAAGAGAATAATGAAGTAGTAGCAGAAACTTTTTTTAATGGAAATGTTTATTGGGCGACAAAAACACAAGTCAATAATTCTGATTTTTATATTATAGATATAAAGGGGCTAAAATATCTACAAGATACATATAGAGACAGAAAAATTATCCCTATATATGTGGAAACAAATGAGGCGACTCGTAGACTTCGTATGGGGGAGCGAGGAGATAGTGAAGAAAAAATTGAAGAAAGAATCAAAAATGACAAAGAAGCTTTTGCAAATGCCAAGAATCAACAATGGGATTGCATTATACAAAATACGAGACATTCTGATTTAAGGGCGTTTGCTATGGATTTGGACGATATAATCAAGGAATATGAGTTAATGGAGGAATGATACGTTTGTTTAATGTAATTAAGAAAGATGGAACTGTCGAAGAATATAATGAACAAAAAATAATCAATGCTTGTAATAAGGCAGCAAGAAGGGCGATGTATGAATTTTCAGATGCCGATTATGCTACTATTTTAAATGATGTGTTGGTAAGAATAGAAGAAAACTATGATGATAATACCAATATTGAAATTTATGATATGCATAATATAGTTGAATCTGTTCTTGAAGAAGATTTCCCGGCAGTCGCTAAAATGTATAAAGAATACAGAAATTACAAAAAAGATTTCGTACATATGATGGACAAAGTATATGAACGTAGCCAAACAATAAGATATATCGGTGATAAAAATAATGCCAATACAGACTCAGCGTTAGTGGCAACAAAAAGAAGTCTAATATATAACGAACTAAGTGGAGAATTATATAAGAAGTTCTTTTTAACTCATGCTGAAAAACAAGCAATGAAAGATGGATATATTTACATTCATGATAGAAGTGCAAGATTGGATTCATTTAACTGTGATTTGTTTAGAGTAGGTGAAGTCATGCGTGGTGGTTTTGAAATGGGTAATATATGGTATAACGAACCTAAGTATCTTGATACTGCATTTGATGTAATGGGAGATATTATATTATCTACTGCTGCACAACAGTATGGTGGCTTCACTGTTCCCGAAGTGGATAAAATTTTAGAGACATATGCAGAAAAATCATATAAAAAATATTGTAAAGAATATTTAGATTTATTCGAAGATGAAGAGTGTAACAATATATATCAATCAAGATATCGTGATGATAAAGCAGATGAATATGCAATGCGTAAAGTAAAAAGAGATTTTGAACAAG